TTGCCGTTGAGCAGACGAGAGGCTTCCCGCACTTTTGCGAAATTCAGATTGGTATTCGATCCGCCAATCGAATTCGCAACGGTGAGCGAAGAACTCGATCCCGACAGCGCGTCGAGAACGATCTGGTCCATACGACGCCCGATGGCATGCCCGAGGAGGGATACCAATTCCTGGCGTTCGTCGTAGTTCACCTTCTGCTGGTCGAAGATCGAGGTGTATTCGGGCGCGGCATAGTCCGAGAGGGTCGCGGTGACGTTCGAGTGCGTAATCGAAAGCGGGACCACGTCGGTCTGCGGAATATGAACGGTTGCCTGCCCCTTGGCCATCTTCGGGAATTGAACAGTTGAACCGACGACGCTTGTGCGGCTTCTTACCGTTCCTGCCAATTTCCTGGCGGCCTGGTAGCTTTGCTTGACCTCGGCCTCAAACAGCTTGGTAAAGTTAGTTGAGAGAGAAACAGCCATTTCCCTACTCCATTCCAAGAGTTCAAAAAAGCGCCTGGCAGGTAGGGACAGTTCGTCCGGCTGCGGCTTGCGGCTAGGTTGCCGCCCTCACCGACCGGCTCGGAAGAGGACCGAGGTAGGGTCACGCCATCTAAAACCACGGCGCGTGAAAATTGTCAATAGGCTTTTGCTTATCAATTGCCTTCATACGACGCCGGCAAAAGAAACCCCCGCCTGTCCGAAGCCAAGCGGGGGGGGGAAGTTAGCGGCGCCAAAAGGAAAAAAGCGCCGCCGGGGAGAGATCAGGTCAATTCAGGGGTCACGCCATCATCCGAAGAATAGTGCTGTTCAAACATGCGATAAACTTTCTGCCGGTAGCCGGCATCGGTTTCGTATCTGGGATCGGCCATCATGGATTGAAGTTCACTGTCCGTCAGGGCGGTGTCGCCGTCGGGAACGGCGTGGACCGGGATCGTCTTCTCGCCATAAAACTGCCGTAGGCGCGTCAAGGCGCGAACGCCTTCCGCGGTGCCGCCCCATATCTGAAATTCGTTGTAGTCTTCTCCCGTCCAGACCTTGCTCTCCACCAGGTGCTTCCCCCACTTCTCGATGCCGGTGATGATGTCCTCGCCCTTTGGGCCCAGCTTGGCGACCTCGACGTCGCGGTCGAACTTCTCCTCGGGCGCTTCCTTGTCCTCCGGCATGGTTTCCAGCACCATGCCGACGATCTGCTCGAAGTCGTCCTGGGTCAGGCCGCGGTCGGTGGCGATGGTCTTGAACCTGGTCAGCAGGTCGTCGTCCTCGGGAATACGTTCGCCGATGAACTTGAGGTCGTACTCACCTTCGTCCGGCGCCAGGTGCTTGCCGGCCCTTAATTTCTTGTAGAGTTCGTTCTGCGACTTCGCCAGCGCCTCGTAGTCGGGGCCGGCATCATCGTCCCAGAACTTATCCGGCAGCCATTCGGGCTTGTCGCCACTGGCCGCCTTGTCGATATGGTCCGGCTCACCGTCGGGCTCCTTCGCGCCCTCGTCCGATTCATCCATGTCCGCCAGCAATCCCTCCGGCGCCGGCTCGTCGGACGCGGGTTCTGCCTTTTCTTCTGCTTCTACTTCATCTGCCATCCTTCGCCCTTTCGGCTCTAAGAACCATCTCGCGGATCAAGGTGTTCTGACCCTCGCGAAAAAACCCAAAATCGGTGTGAAATCCAGGCGCCCACGACGGCTGCGACAGGTAGGCACCCTCGAGCCATTCCAGCATCATGGCGCCGTCATCGGTCTGGAATATCCTGTTGATGGCGCGGTCAAGGGCGCCCTGCTCGGTATCCGACTGCGGCGGCGGTGCCGGCGAGGCGGCGTTGACGCCCTCCCATCCGGGGGTATTGATATCGACGACCTTGGCCGTCATTTCTTCCGCTTGGGCATTTTCTGCTTTCCGTAGCCCGAGGCGTAGGCCGCCTTGGCCTGCCGCCGGGCGCCGGCCCTGGTCGCATGGACCTTGCCCTTGGAGCCCCACTTGTAGCCGCCGCTCCTGGTTTTACGCACCGGCAACGGGGCCCCCTTCCGGCGGCGCCGCCGCCATCTGCTGCTGCATCATCTCCTGCATCATGTTCTCCATTTCCATACGCTCGTCGTCGTCCGTCCTCAACTGCATCGGCACGCCCAGCTTGTCGGCGACGTAATCGGAAATCGCGTCCATCTTGGCCGTCGCCTGGCCGACGGGGCCGAGGCTCGACGCGACCTGCAACCATTGGAGGACATCCTGCACGTCGTCCATGTTCTGCGCCTTCGCCAGGGGCGAGACGGGCACGATCTTGACCTCGAGGCCGTTGATCTTGAGCGGCAGGGAAATCAGGCCGGCAGAGTCCATGATCGCCATCGAACGCCGCACCAATGGGACCATCGTCTCGGTGATGAGCCGACCGAAAGCCGACCCGAGGTTGGTAGCCAGTTCGCGCATCCGCTCGACGATTTCCGTTGCGCTCCTGGCGCTCATGTTGTCGGGCGGAAGCGAATCGTCAAGCAAGGTGCGCTTGATGTTCATCCGCAGATCCTGGAGGACGATCTGGGTCAACTGGATGTCGCCTGAACGCGGCAGGGGTTGGATGCTGGGCCCGCGGGGGCCGCCATTGGAAGCCACCGGGATGACGGCGCCTGGGACGACGCGGATGGTCTGCGGGTTGAGGATGCCGTCGTCGACGGCCGTGAAGACGCCCGCGATGTTCAGGCTGGCGTTCTTCAGCAACAGTTCGACCGCCTTGTTCAAGGTCAGGATGTCCGCCAGGCTTTGGACGACCGGCCCCCTTCCCATCACCTCGCCGGCAACTTTCATGTACCGGCTGATTATCCAGGGAGACGTCTTCAGGTAGCGATGGACGAGAATCTGCGCCGCGTCGGCCTCGTCCTTGTAGCAGACGTAATATCCGTAGTCGCCGTCCTCGACGTTCAGGACCGTCGATTCCTGCAACATGACGGGTTCCTGCGGCTTGTCCTCGATGAGGCGCTCCAGCTTGTCGGGAATGTCCGCGTCCGGCCACTGGCGCTGGATGTTCTCGGCCGCCACCCTGACCTTTCGGAAGACATTCTCGACGGTGCCCTGCGGCCCTTCCTCCAGGGCGACGAGGAACTGCGGGATGGCCTGGAAGGTTATCGGCTGGAGGTCGTCGCCGGGCTGGACCAGCATGACGCCGGTGCCGACGCAGAGGTCCATCAGGAATTCGCCCATCGCCAGATCGAAATTGGTCTGACGCAGCAACGTGAAGAATTTGTCGGTGTACCCCTGCAACCCCTGGCGGACTTCGCCCCTGACGTCCTCGGGGATGTCGCTGCCGGGCTCCAGCGTCATCCATTCCTTGTCCGGCGGGAAGAGGCCCGACTGTAATCTGTTCGCGAACCGCTGGACGCCGTGGACGGCGGTCGAGTCGAATACCGTCGACCCCTTCTGGCGGCCGCCGGTGCCGCCGGTCCAGTATCCGTCGTACAGATTGCGCTGGGGGAGTGCGTACTGGTAGCACTGCTCGTAGAGGTCGCGCCACTGCTCCTTACGCGACCAGGCGGCGTCGTAACGCTTCTTCAGTTGTTCGGGTGTCATCATCGCGGCGGCCCGAGGGTCGTCTGGAGCCCGGTGGCGGGATCGACGTCGGGAACGCCAAGGGATGAACCGCTAAGAAGCGGCCTTCTGCGGCGGCGGCGTGTGGTGGCGGCGCGTTGCGCGGCGCTGGTATCGGTGGCCGGAGCCCTCACCGGCGCGGGCGCGGGCGCGGGCATGGGCGGCGGTGCCGGCCTGGAAAAGAAGCCGCCCATCAGGCCGTCCGTCCGGCCTGCTCACGGGAAAAGGAGGGGCCCAAGGTGGTCTGCGTGGGAACGCCAAGGAAGGCATCCTCGCGGGAACCCAGAAGCAACCGCCGTCCTGCCGAACGGCGGGCCCGCTTCCTCGCCGCGATTTCCTCCGAAGAACGACGTTCGCGGGCTTCCAGCCGCTCGTCCTGTTCGCGCTGGCGGCGCAGAAGTTCTGGGTCAGGCCCTGGAGGGGGCGGTGGCGCTTTCGGCGCCGAGAAGAGGCCGGCCATCATCAATCCTTGCATACATGAAAAAATCCTCGCCGTCGGGGCCGAACGAGCGCAAACGGCCTTCCCGCTTAAAGTAAAGTCTTTCGATCCATTTAACAGCCAGACGATTACCTGAATGAACCGTGACCTGAAGGCGAAACAGGCATAACTCCGACATAAAGAGCCTGAACATTTCCTTCGTCACGCGGTGGAATGGGCGTGCGATTCGCGGCAGGCCCTCATCCGTCACCAGCCAGCATTCGCCGACGCCCCTCCATAGCGGTATGCATCCGAAGACGGCCAGCGGCTTGCCGTGAAGGACGGCGCAGTAGGCCGGACCCATGCGGGAATAACCGTCGAGGATGGACGGGAAATTATCGACGTGATCGAAGAACACCTTGTCCGTCGCCCGCGGCGTCATCATGCGGATGAGGGCCGGGTGGAATTCGACCAGCTTGGGATCCGTCAGCCCGAATCGGGCATTGAGACCCTGGACGTCATTCAGAGGCGAAGACATCGAAATCGTGCTTGGCCACCGGCGTTCGCGTCCAGTGGACGGGCCGCTTGGTCATCCGCTTGTGTTCGCCGCCGCCCAGCACGAGATAGCCGTAGGCGTCGCCGACGTGGCTATGTTCGTTCTTGTTGGGCACGTCCTTGAACCGCTCCTGGCCGGCGCCCATCGAAATCCGCTTGAAGTGGTATCCGCCGGCGAGGGACTTGCGGGTGCGCCCGCACCTCTTGTCGACGAGGAGTCCGGGACGCTTGTCGATGTAGCGGATCATCGGCGCCGCCATCGCCTCGCGGCGCGTCTTCCAATCATTGGTGTTCGTCGGCCTCGCCATCAGGCCCAGGGTCTTCAGGTGATCGAAGGCCGTCACCTCGTAGATCTGATCGCGTTGCTGACCAGCCGGGTCGCCCCATATCATCACCTCGGCCTTCGGGTAGAGGGTCTCCAATTCCGTCTTCAGGAGGTTGCCGAACCGCTCGAGGCCCATGTCGAACGTCACCAATTCGTGGATGATGCGCCATTGGCCGGAAACGTGCCGCTGGCCGAAAACGGCCGCCGGCGTCAACCCGAAATCGACGCCGATCTGCAACGGCAGCGCAGGGTCGTACTCGAGGCCCTCGACGGTCATCGCCTCGTCATCAAATTCCGGGGTGATCGACCTCCCCTCCTGAACGTAGCCGTACTTGCCCTGGGCGTAGCACTTGATCCAATCCAGGGTCTTTCCGCCGACCAGTTGTTCGTAGTATCCCCCCGGCAGGTTGGACAGGTTCTCGGCGGTCGGGTTGACCATCCACCACCTGTTGGCCGAGAGGACGAAGCCGTTGGCCTCGGGTTCCTCTGGCAGTTCGGTCTTTGGGATCTCGAGGACGCCTGGCGGCTGGCGGTAGAACTTCCACGGGTACTTGCCCTTTGGCGCCTCGCCGCGCTCGGCAAGGCGAAACCACCAATGGTCGTCGTCCGGGAGGTTGCTGTCCATCCAGATGCCGCGCCACGTCGGGCCGCCGTCGGCCTTCGTCGGGAAGCGGCCAACCCTGTGCGTCAGGCCGTCGATGATGGCCTTTGGCAGTTCCCTGGCCTCGTTGATCCAGGCGCCGGTCAATTCGAGGGACAGCAGTTTCCTCACGTCCTTCGGCTGGTCGAGGGCCAGGAAGATCACCTCGACGTCGACGCCGGCGGCGCCCTCGCGGCTTGGCAGCTTGATGTGGTGGGTGATCGGCGGCGACCAGCGTGCCCTCCCCCAGATGTTCTCCGGGAACAATTCCATCCACGTCTTCAGGGTCGTCGTCCGAAGCATGGGGTAGGAATTCCGCACCACGGCGAAGCGGCTGTAACGGATGCCGTCGCGTGGCGATGGTTTCTGCTTGACGGCGCGGAGCATGATCTCGGCGGCGCAGGCGTAGGACTTGCCTGACCCCACCGGGCCGGCGATGCCGCGGACGAAACTGTCGTCGCGGAGGAACTCCCAGAC